GTGGCTGATAGTGAAAACACAAACACTGTCTATCAGTACTCTACTACCACAGCAACCTACCCAAACCAAATGGACAAGACCCAACTAGACGCAGTAACAGACCCGAACCACATAGCTCTTGGTGACGATCTTGATCTAGCGATAATCTTCAACATGACATCGGGTTCTACAGTACCTTCGTCAGACGGTGTAGCAATTAACTACGATGCTAACGTGTTGAACAAAGGTGCTGTCTTAGGAACTGACTATGACTTCGATGCGCCTGCTCAGGACTCTGTAAGGATTACAGCGTTGGCAGGCAATAATCTGAAAGTCAGGGTTGTTTAATGAGTCTAATAGATTACGCCAAGACAGAACGTCAACGCGAAGCAGTTAAAGCGTGGGAAGACTGCGGGGAAGTGGTTGCCAAAGCGGCGGGTGTCTTGGGTGTTTCTCCATCTACAGTACGCGACCACATTGGGGCGGTTAAAAACTTCGCCGCCAGTGCTGGCTACTCAAGCAATTGGGATGCGACCCGACACGTTCCTGAAGGCGAAATTGTCATTGGTCGGTCTATATACACCTCAGATGATGAGGGCAACAAGGCTTGGTTAAAGACTAAGCGGACAATGACCGAGGTAGAGCGGGATAAAGCTCTGCAAGGGTTCGTGGATGGCTTAGTAAAGGGTCTGCCGCAATACAAGCCCAAAACAAAGCCAAAGCAGAAGAAGTTTGACCCTAATCTTTTGCCCAGCATCGTCATTGGCGATGGGCATTTCGGCATGAGGGCTGATGCTCGTGAGACTAAGGAGCAGGACTACGACACTAAAATAGCGGCTAAGTCTCATCTTGAGGCTATAGAGTATTTAGTAAGTGTATCTACGCCTTCTGAGCATTCGTTGTTAGTAAACGTGGGCGATTTTATACACGCTAACGGCTCGGCAGGAACTACTTTTGGTGGCACTAGACTAGATGTAGATACGCGCATTGAAGTGGTTCTTGAGACTGCGGCTCAGACTTTTATATTTGCGATAGAGAAAATGCTATCTAAGCATAAGAACGTCAGCGTAATAATGGCGCGTGGTAATCACGACTCAGATACAGCTATTGCTCTTGCTTTGATATTGAAGTTTTACTACGCAAAAGAACCAAGGGTAACGATCCTAGACCCTCACGGATTCTTCCACACACTCCAGTTTGGGGCTACTTTGATTGCTGTACATCACGGCGATAAAGTTAAAGCTCCTAAGCTGGCAGCTATTTTGCCAAGGATGTTACCGGATCAATGGTCGTCTACTAACTATCGCAAGTGGTTGGTCGGACATATCCATCATCAAAACGCGATAGAGACGGATAATGGTGTTTTCGTGGAATCCTTCGGGACGTTGGCTTTTCCCGATTCTTACCATGCAAGTCATGGCTACTCGGCATCTAGCGTAATGACCCAAATTACATTTCACCGTGACGGAGGAGAGGCGCTTCGTCACGTTTACCAAATCAGGGCTTCGCGCAAAGTCCCTGACCTGACCTTATAGGCATGAAGATGGAAGACAGATTACACCGAGTAGAAGCTAAAATAGATAAACTTCAGGAGGCTGTCATTTCTCTAGCCCGCGTTGAAGAGCAGTTAGTTACGGTGTTTAATCGCCAGTCTTCAATTGAGTCTAAGGTCAACGGACTAGATGACAAAGTAGATCGTTTGTCCGAAAGTGTTATTAAATCCAAATCAGCCGAGCGAATAGTCTGGCTAGTCGTAGCAGCGGCAATTGGCGCAGCCGTCAGGTATCTAGGATGACCACAATTGAGTTTCCAGATGTGCGGAATGACCGTTTAACTGAGGAAGCGCTAGACAAGCTCGGAGAGTGGGTTGAACACTATGTTGAGTTAGGTGTGAATCAAATCACTATCATCGGCTTGTTAGACATCTACAAAGCCTCTATCTCATATAATTTATTGGAAGACGTAGAAGATGATTAAGAAGGCAAAAGCGGCTATTACGCTCTTACAGAAAGGCAAGGCAGTATCAGACCCAGCTAAGTGGAAAAGCCGTCAAATCACCGCTACGGCCCTCACAGGGGTATTCTGGGCGGCTATTCAGGCAGCAGAGGCATTTGGTTATGCAATACCAATGGATGAAGCTACCGTGGATGCTGTGGCTGTTGGGACTCTTGCTCTTGTCAACTGGGTGTTCACACTATCAACATCTGAAAAGGTCGGGATGTAGCGTAGGTGTAAAACCTGTTATAGTAAACCCGCATTGGGTGGAGGTTGTGCCTAATGTCTGGGGTATTGAAGCAATCTTACTTACTGTGGAGTGTAAACTATGAACATTCTTACCTACCTATCTTGGGTACGGAAGCTCTGGAATACCGTGGTAGAGATAGTCAAACTGATAGAAGAGACTATCCCTGATGATGGCGCTGGCAAGGAAAAACTTGCTGCGTTTGATGTCATGCTCAAAGCAGCTCTTGAAAAGGCTGATGATATTGATGAGTCGTTTGATAAGTTACAGCCTGTGGCTCATGATATTGTTGCTGCTGTTGTTACTCTCTTTAATGCCACTGGATTATTCAAACGATCGTGAATAACCTGCAACGGCTTTTAATCAAGCATGAAGGTATGCGCCTCAAGCCTTATGAGGATGTCTTAACTGAGGACATTACTATAGGCGTGGGGCGTAATCTTGATTCTTTGGGTTTAACTGAAGATGAGGTGATGTACCTTCTTACTAATGATATTGTCCGTTGCGATAAGGAGCTTTTACACAACTTTAAGTGGTATCCAGAGCTGTGTAGGGCTAGGCAGGACGCATTGATAAATCTGTGTTTTAACCTTGGGATAACGCGCCTCTTAACTTTTAAGAAGGCGCTACAGGCTATGGCAGATAAAGACTATGTAAAAGCAGCAGACGAGTTTCTTGACTCTAAATGGGCAACACAGGTCGGGTCAAATAGATCAGATGACATTGCCTGCATGATCCGCACTGGGAAATATCCTACGGTTTAACATTCTCCAGCTTTTCTAACTCTGATTCTATGATGAAATCGCAGAACTGCTTGATCTTTCTCAGATCGTCTATCCCGCCCTTGTCTCTCCATCTGGTAGCGTACTTCACAATGCAACCCTCCGCAAACGGTAACTGATTCGCCAAAATGTATTCAATGGGCTGAATCTTCATCTTTTGGTAATGGTCGCCAGCTACTTGGTAATCTGTTGATTTCAATGCAAATCTCCTCCATCTTTGTCGTACATAAAGTCAAACTTCTCTTGTAATCCTTGTTCCTCAAGGAACTCACTATGATCCATAAGCATTGCCATCATGGTTGCTATACACCGCTTAGGGCTGTCCTCAAGGTCATAAAACTCTGACTCTAAGAATTCTGTCATTTCTGCTGGGGACATCGCCATTACATATTCAGGCATTTTTGAGCCTCTTGATTGTGAGTCTTTTCCATAGCTCTTCAATTGGTCTTAACTGGCTTTGTTCTAAAGTGAAACCACCTTCACCTAAAGGCTGTGATAACTCAGCAAATTGCTTACGAGTAGTCCAGCCAACCAGCTTAAACGTGTTGTCATTGATCTTAACCACTAGCACGCCTACTTGTGATTTGAACGCTGCTAGGCTTCTAAATAGCAATTTATAGCTAGGCTTGGAGGCTGCTTTAACATCAATGGTTTTTTCTTGAATTATGTAATCTACGCCACCGTCTGAGCCGAGATTATCCTTCGGGTCTTCCAGATCAAACACTTTGGCAAAGGCTAACTCACCTTGAACGCCTAACAACTCCACGTTCATCTCAGAGGTGTCTATTCTTAACTGGGTTAATCCCAACTCACGAGAGGTGGAGTATCTGGACATAGCTACCTCCCTGCATAGGGCTTGTTCGTCTTCAGTTAAGGTGACTTCTATCATCTTAAACGATTCTCATGGTATTTGATTAGCTCGTTAAACTCCTCAAGCATCTCTTCGTAGTCTGCTTTGTAGAGCTTAATGGGATTGGACTTAGTAGCAATCATCTCATCCACAAAGTCTCGTCCGTACATATCCTCCATCCAAAGGGTGTATTGTTGAGCGGCTGAGCCGTACCTCATGCCCCACATATTACAAGAGGCACATTGGGCGTGTACATTCTCAATCCTTAATGCCCAGAAGCTAGAGCTTCCTTTCGCCAACCAATGACCTCCCTGTAGCTGTGAGTAATGCTTAACAACACCACAAGACACACAAGCGCAATTACCATCATCATCTGCTGCGGCTAGTCTGCATAACCGCTGGATGGCTTTAAGACATTCCTGACGTAAGACTTTGCTAGATTTGACTTTAGGTTTTCGCTTCATAATCTGTACGGTCTTCCAGTTTGCAGGGAGTTAATTACTCGAATAGCTCTTAGTCTTGTCTTGCTATCCATGGTTTTCATTCTGCTTTCTAAAAGTTTGATGCTGAACAACTTACTATTCACTGGATAAATCATAGATAAGAACTTCAATTCATCGCTTATCTGATAGACATTTCTTGCCTCAGTGTCGCCTGTTTGCTTCGCCATTGCTCAAATCTCATATTCATTACTTGAATCTTATGCCGCAGTAAAACCGCTTTTTCTATTGCGACTTTTAATCCTTCTAATAACTCAAGGTACTCAGGATGAGAGTACGCATATCTTTCCTGTTTGGCAATCGGCATAGAATGCTCCGATCGTTCTGCTTCTGCCATAAGGATAGCTTTCTTGGACTTGCGGAACTCCATAAGGTACTGGCGTTCAGCTTCTGCTTGGGCAAACTCTTGAGTAACTCTCTCAAGGTCTGCGAGTGTATTTCCTTCGCTCAAATTCATTCTCCACATAAAGTCTTACACGTTCTTGGTAGTCAGGAGGCACTTTAGATAAAGCCTCCCTCCTTTCCTCTCTGGTCTTTAACGCCAGTATTTCTGCTGCGTAGTGTCTTGGCTTCATAGATAAGTGCCGTTGATATACTCCATCACTAAAGAGATATCCTCAACATCATCGTATTTACAGACACCAAACCCTTTGTCATCAAAGACTATGACGTAAGGGATATGCTCTGAATCAGCACAGAACACAGCCTCTTCAATCGCGTCTTCAGCAGTATCAAAAACTATCATAAGCCTTTCGCCACAAATTCTAGTTCATCAACGCCTAGCTCATTAGACATCTTGGTAACCAGAGACAAACTAGCGTCTGTCTGGTATCTCCATCTGGAGACTTGCTGCTTATGAACAGCAAAGCGCTTCGCCAGTTCAACTGACGTTACGCCTTGCTCCTCTTGGGCAGCTCTTAATGCTTTCCCAAAATCAATCATAAGTTCCTCAGAATGGAAGGTCAGAGTCAAAGTCATCCACAGGCGCTGCTGGGACTGGCACAGTGCTAGGCCCGCTCAGCAGCTCCGCTAAAGCATCCGACCCAATGCTAACCTCCCCTTTTATTAAAGGTCGTT